GTCCCAGGTAGGGTATAGACTGGTGGGCAACTTGCTAGAATCATCATTAGATAAGTTTTGATCATGGTAAGTTATCAGTTTATGAATCAAATCATCATACTGTTCCCACATCCATTCACTACCTGTTTGGTCTTGGTAAGTCCTACAAGCAGTTATTAGACGTAGTATATCATTAGTGTTAAGACGCATTCAATTCAAAACTTTCTTTAATTATAGTAAACCGTACACAAATTGTCAAATAGGTCAGCAATTCCAAGCACGAAGCGACTTATTAATTCTTGAATCTGGATCGCTTGCGGTCTTTTTAGAAGTTAATTTCTTTTTCATACCCTTCATTCTCGCACAAAAGCTCGCTCTACGAGGGTTCCCAACTTTTTTTGAAGGTGCCTTAAGGTCGCTTCCTGGATTTTCTCTCTCGTAGCTTTTACGTCCTTTTTCATTTAAACCCCCAGACTTATTTTTACCTGCTTTTTTAGTCCATGCAGCTTCAGTTAGGTTTTTAATATCTGAGTATGACTTCATGAGAACAGAGTATTTTAGTTATTTATCATTTAACTTACTTGCATTTCTATCAAAACCTCCATGCATGTTCTCCCATTCTTTATAAGGAGACTTATGTAAATTCATTGCTGCACATACACGTCTACCTTCTGTTGGTTTGACTCGGTGTTCTAAAATACCAGGGAACATTACAAGCATTCCTTCCTTTGGATGTAGATCTAGTCTATCTTCAAAACATAGAGGTGATGCATTTTTCTCGACTTCTATGTAATAGACTGCTGCCCAGTCTGCTGGATAGTGCCCATGTTTTCTAGCATGATTTCCTTTACTGTATTCTGCAATCCAAAAGTTATCAACCAGAAATGGAATTTGTAAATCATTCTGGTAGTAACTAGATAATTTTTTTGCTACATCTAAAGAATAATTAAGAAGTTCACTTACAATAGGTTCTGGACATTCTACATGCATATCAAAACTACTTCTCCAATCTGTTTTTAGATTAGACATTTTAGTTCCAAGATACTTATGTCTATGTCTTTCAATATATTCTTTTAGTTCTTGATTAATTCTTTCAAAATCAGGAACTGTAACTGTGAATACAGGACAAGGTTTATCTACTTTTTGAATTTTTATTGGTTGTTTTCCTGGATTATCCAGACTGCGACTCACGTTTCTAATATAAGATGGTCCGTTCACCGTTTACCTCCACCCATTTCTTTGAGCATTTTTTGTAGTTCAGTTGTGCTACCAACAAACATCGCATTGTTAGTAACATTTTTAGGACCTTTTGCTTCTTCATCAAGGTCTTTCATCTTCTTGTGAAGATCTTGTAATTTCTCAGTCATGTCTGCGACATGCTTCATTGCCGCTACAGCAACTTCATATGCCCTAGGGTGCCCACTTTCCTGTGCTACCTCTAATGCTCCTTGTACTGCCTCCTGACCTTGTTCTATCAAAGAGTACAATTCTCCACGAGTATATTCATAATCTTTTACTTGATCATCTTTATCACCTTTAGGTAAACTAGGTTTACTAGGTTTGATCTCTGTAGACTCAACTTCAATGTCGAGCATATCCTCCATGTTTTCTTCTAGACTACTCATAAGATATCAAATCCACTATTGAACCCGAAGTCATCATCAGGTGTTACTAGTATATCATCATTAGCATCAACTTGTCCATCTTGGTTCTTATCTGTTTTTGCTTTTGGAGAGTATGTTAGTTGTGCAGCTCTGCGACCAACTGCCTGATCTCCAATAGTCTCGATGACTTTAGCAGTCCTGATAATATCTGCCTTACTGTAAGGACCATATAGATATGTCTTCGCAGAGAATTGTAATGTATAAACTACAAGTCTTCTGTTTAAGAAACTCTCATCCCACTCATCTTCTAGATTTATAGAGTTGAGTGTAATAGCAACATCTCTTTTCTCATCCATATCTGGAATCATCTTTAGTGTAATATTAAAAGATGGTTGAAAGAAAGGAAGGATTTGTTCTAAAATTTGTAAACCTGTGTCTTGATCTTTTGATAGAATACCTAACTCAAAGTTTACTGTATATGGTACGGGAAGGTATTGTACTCTTACTTCACTACCACTGTCTGCAACAACGTTTTTGTATTTTTGGACAGGACTTGTTTTTCTAGTAGAATCATATGAGATACCAGTCATCTCAAAATACATTCTAGGCATTGTGATTGCTACCTTCTGTGTGGAAGGGTTCTCAAACAATCTGTATAAAAACTTTTGCTTTGGTCCATACGCCAGAGCTACCTTTTCCGTTTCAATAACCTGACCTGTCTCTGGATCTCTTGTCTTTACATCAATATTATTGAAGAGTGTTCCAAAACCGATTACTGTTCTTCGGATGGTTTCGTTATAAAAATGTGATCCTAACATCAGAAACTACCTGTAAAATTACCAAACTCACCAAAAGGATTACCTTCAGAGAAATCAATTATATCATCTGCTCCGTCTTCAATTGCTTTATTAGCATCATACTCAGAGTTAGAGTTATCTATTGAACTGAACGATCCTAATGTATATAGCGCACCAGAAACAGTACCGTTTATAAGGTCACCATCACGAAAATCTCCAGACTTATTCATCAACTCTAAAGTTAAATTACTACCATTCCATCCACCAACTTCACCAATACTATCTGTAGCAAGGTCATACATCCTTGCTCTTTGTCCACTAGTATCTGTATTTGTGTATGCATTAATACAATATCTGTTATTAGCAGCATCGTAATAGAAATGACCTTTAGTTGTAGTTGCAGTCGTTCCATTATATGTGTAACGATACCTTAGTCTTTCATCTTCAAAATACCAATAGAAATACTTGACTAAAGTTGTAGTTGCAAATACAGGATCAAATGATCCACTGTGATCCACATAGATTTTACCTGTTCCATCAGAGGTCCAAGATCTATTACCACCTTGATCATTATAGTTTCCTGCTACAACATGCTCTCTCGCAACAAAATCTTTAGCAGTTTGTGGACCATCTATTGTAACTGTAGGTGCAGTTGTATATCCACTACCAGCATTTGTAATAGTAATAGCATTTACAACACCATTGTAGATGGTTGCTGTAGCAGTTGCGGGTATATCTCCTCCAGCAACGTCGGGTGGTTGTGATATTGTTATATTAGGAGCAGTCATGTAACCAGAACCACCAGCACCTATAACAATATTATTTACTGAACCTTGATCAATTGTACTAGTAGCAGTAGCAGTTGATTGTAAATTGCTGAGATTCAATGTAGTCATTACAGAGTGATCTAATTCAATAGCGTCAATCTCTGCAATACCAGTATCAAACTCATCATCACCCTGCTCGTATATCTCAGCAGTGAGTGTATAGAAGTAAAGATCTCCTAATGGATAGAATGGTACCTCTCTTTCTACAAACTTAATTTCATATGCGTTACCAGTCAGAGGATAGTAAATTAAATCTCCTTCATTAGGTCTCTGTGAGATAGTAAGATTTAAAGCAGGAACTAAAGACTGCTCCCATCTCCTTCTAGACATGACGAATTGAATCTCATCACTAATTCTTACACCAAACTTACTAACAAAATCTACAGGAGATCCAAATCCCTCAACGTTGATTAGTAACATTTCAATCATATAAGATTGATTGAACTCTGAGTAAATGACTTCACCCAAAGTCTTATCCCTCAGCATAGTTCTAGGGACATAAAAACAATCAGTACCAAACAATTTGATTTGTTCGTCAACCAAATCTTGTACTAGATTCTGTTCGGTAGTCTTACCACCGTGCTGAGGAAAGTAAACTTTTTTCATCCGATCATATCAAGTGGTGGTAGTTCGTATGTGCTGATGGAATCTTCCATGAGTGCTGCAATCTCACCTAAAGCATCTTCATATAATTGTCTTCCGTTCATTGATACACCACCTGGAAGTGTTACACCATTGAACTTAATTAGGTTCTGTCCCCAAGATCTCTTCATAAGGGCAGTAGCATATTTTTTAACAAACAAATCATTAAAGACTTCTGTAAATGTAGATGGATCTAGAGCTCTGTAACATTCTATAAGTAACCATTGATCTTTAGTTACTCTATTTGGATCAATATCAATATACAAACGATCTTGTCTAGTGTTGAATCTGAATTGAACTAGAGAACCCGTATTGATAATCATATCAATAGTTTCAAAGTGTTGCTTTACCATGTAGTAGTTGACCATATCAACACCACCAAAAGCAAGACCTGTTCCTGATGTATATGAGAACAAGTCCATCAAATAGTATTGGTTGTTAAGACCGAAAAGACTGTTCCTTACAAAGTTAGAACTAATACCATATACTTTAGAGATACCAAATACATGTTCTGGAATCTCTAAGTAGTTCTTTCTATTCTCCCAAGTTGCTGCATCTGGAGCAGCAGTAGTAACAGTTTCGTTTGCNGTTGTAAACCTTGTTACATCGTCATCAGTAAACTCGTGCTTGAGATACATTTTCTCAGCACCATTAAAATGTCTTTCTCTAAAATACTGTAGTGCGTCATCAATTGCGTCATCAATCTGATCATCATCTAAATTGATTTCAAGCACGGGAGCACCCAACTGTCTCAGACAGTAGTCTCTCAGTTCTTGTCTGCTTGCTGGTTGCGCCACAAAAAATACCCCATATTCTCCTAGAGGTATTTAGGTTATTTCTTTTCTTCTACCTTAATTTCGTGTAGAAACCAGTGTCTTGCTGCAGCAAGAGTATCAAATATTCTCTTATGTCCACCAAATTCACAGTACCAAGTGATACCTCCTCCTGGTCCTTCTGGAATTTTATCCATTAGAAGTTGGTTATCAGATAAATTATGCATTGCCTCTAACTCACCTTCGGAATCCGCTGTAAGCATTGCATCAATTACCATGTGGTATTTCATAGGATCCCACTTCTCTTCGATCTCTCGTACAACGTCATACAAAGGTAGTTCGTCTAAAGACTTACCATACCCCGTTCTATCAATTTCTACAACTTCTGCATCTCCCCAGTCTCCACCTCCACGACGAAGTTCTTCTAGTTCATCGCCTACAGCAAAGCGATGTTCCATTCCCTCAGGGAGGTTTTCCGTAATTTCACCCATTTTGTGTTACAATAAATAAGGACAGTATAACATTATTTATCCTATTGCGAGTTGATGAGTTATGCTGTATAATGTCTGTATTACCGAAGAGGAATAATGAGCGTCAAAGCATTAATAATTGAAGGTGGTGAAACTGTCATCGCTGAAGTACAAGAAGTACACGATAAACAAAAACAAGAATTTTTAGGTTATAGGGTAAAAGACCCATACGTTGCTAACCTTGTATGGGAACCTGCTGAGAATGATCCTGAAGTAGATGGAGCAGTGGGTAATGCTAAACAAGGAAGAGTTGACTTTAATTATTGGGCACCTCTTTCTGATAGCAGAGAATTTGATTTTGTAAAAGAATATGTTCGTGTTATCTATGAACCAAGTCCTTCTACTCTAGAACTATACTTCTCAGTTCTTGCACATCATCAAGAAAATTTTACAAAAGAAATTACACCTGATCTTTCTAAGACTATTGTTACAATGCCTAATGAAGCTGGTCCAGATGGAGCAGCAATTGCTAACGATTCTGCTGACCCTAATGCATTTGATTCATAATGAGTGATTTAATTATTAATCGGGGTCTTCGTGATAAGATCCTGCAACCAGACTGGGAACATATTCTAGGAAGTATTGTTTCTACAGCAGACATTGAAGATTATGGTGACTATGCAGTCATTGATAATTTTATAGAAAAGGTTGACGAACTAGCAGAAGTAATGGAAAGTTACCCTGCAGACGCTAGAGAAAAACTTGTAGAAGCATCACATAAAGAATTTGGTGAGTTTCTTCAAGGATTTAAAATGCCTGGTATCACTCAGTTGTTACCAACACATTATTTTACTCCACTACTGTTTGCATGTTATAAATCATTCATTGAATGTGAATTTATTCCACATGATTTAGATGCTAACATTTCTGAACAAGGAAAAATTGATTTTTTACGAAGACTTCCAAACCTTTGTTCAGTGCAAGGTAGAGTTTTTCATGATAGTATGATTGTAAGTAAGAATGCAAATTTACCTAACCTAGGTAACTTTGATTTTCATGCTACTCTTATTCTCAATGATCCACCTGAGGGATGTGGTGTTTCTCTTTGGGATATTGATTGGGAAGGACAAAGATTTGCTAGTGTTGAAGACCTTTTAGATATAGAAGATCAACAAATAAAATCTGATGTTAGTCAATGGTTAAACGAAAATGCCGTATGTACAAAAGAAACAGTAGCTTACGAACACTTTGATGGTAATGAACATTTTGATAGATCTAGATTTATTGAAGCAAAGAAAAATAGATTGATTCTTCATAAAGGAACAATCTTTGTAAACCACGAGTATAAAGGTGGTGGTGATTTCTACTTTT